GCCTTTCAAGAATACTTTAATCGACTTCTTCACTGCCTCATCAAAGGTCATTGTTGATCACCCCGTAATTTACTCTGAGATACCCATCTGGTCCCTCGACTACCGCCGCTGGATGAGTTTTTTGTACTTCTTGCGCTATAACTCCGAAGGTGGGATGCTTATCAGCACCAATTCTCTTACCTTCGGCATTCCAATCCCAAGTGTAAAAATTTATACCTTTAAGCGTGTCGTAGTGCTGCACATTTTCTTTAAGTCGGATGTCTGATATCTTAGACAGTGCTTTTGTCACCAAATTAGAGCCACTCTTAGTTCCCAAGTACGCACCACCCAAAGTTAATAGGCCGCTCAAAAACCCGCCACCCGACGATTGACCTGATTGGCCTTCCATCTGTGCAGTGAGCAATCTAAGTTCCCGATCTAGGTCTGCGTCAGTAGTTTTCCAAATATAATCCAGAAGATTGTCNGCACTATCCCAAAGGCTGTTCAACGCTTCCTGCGATATATCCAAACCATTTTTAACATCGGTAGTATGCGCTTCGACTTCGTTAGCGTTATTGGTGGTTTCTACAGTTTGTCGCCATTTAACGTTGGAAACATCAATATTATACTGCATCTCTGCGAGAAATTTTTCTCTAATNGTTTTNATTTCCCCGTTAAACTCGGCTGCATCGTTCACCTCACCCGCATTAAATTTAGCGAGANTGTTTGTTTCGGAAGAGTTATGTCTTTCAACCGCCACTTGCAGTTCAGAGTAGAATTTATTTATTTCGTTAGTGCTTTCCGCAGTAAACAGACGAGAAGCATTTTCTGCATTGGTGTTTTCAAAAAGTGCTTGTACATAAGCCTCTTTGTTAACCTTTTCCGCTTGTTGCTCATTTGAAAGATTGGTTAAATCCATCTCCAGAAATGCTTTGGCATTTTGGACCGCTGCAGTAGATCGGGCGTCTAAGTTCGCTACCTCTAGCTTCGCTAAAACAGTAGCCTTATTTATGATAGCCTCTTGTCTGTTATCTAGATTTTTCGTTGTGATGGTCTGGAAGAATTTCGCATCGGATTCTGCTATTCCAAGCGTAGCCTCCATGATGGCGTTTGATAACGTGGCTATGGCTGCTGTGCCACTGATGCCTGTAAAAGCAATCGACTTATTTGCATCTCTTGCAAGGCTTTGCGCCCACGGGGGAATAACAGGGTTACCGTTGCTATCCTTGAACTCGTCAGAGATGATTTTCATTTGGCCGAGGGTTGTGGCCTTGCTGTCAGTATAATTCCCCTCACCCAGTTTTTGGGCCAGCAGCTTACCGGCTACAGTCGTAGTATCAATAATTTGAGAGATGCTTTGCGTTGCGAAGTCGTTTAAAGCCTCACCCAAAACGCTTGTCGTACCATCTTTATTCACGCCGGTAGCTGCTCCGACCATGTCGATGGTATAATCTTCAGCGTTTACTTGAGCCTCATCGCTCACAGTACCCGTCTGGGCGTCCATCAACATATCATCGGTAATTACGTTAGTCTTTGCAGTATATGTGGCAGCGTCTGGTTTAGTTACATCGCCTACTAAGTCAGCCTCTCCTGTTTGGGTAGCTGTGTAAGTTGGATCATCACCAAGTTTGTAAGCATCCTTTGTAGGATCAAGTTCAGTGCCTGCAGCGTTTGGGTCTATCGCTGGTAACAAGTCAGATACTGTTAGATTACGATCTTTAAGGAATTTAGCGGGATCATCAGCGATAGCTTCCATCTCTGTTTGATTGAGAGTAACCCCAGCCTTCTTAGCCATATCTAGAATAGCCTCAGACGTTATTCTTCCATCAGCAATCTCGCCGTCTTCATTAGCGTTATCTTCTTGATATTGTTTAAGTTCTTGCAGCGCAGTCTCGTCGCCGTCTCCTTCGGCTTCTGCAAATCTCCGGTCATACTCGGATTTAGCAGTGCTGGGGTCAAAGCCCGCCATGCCTGCTACTCTACCTTCGGAATCTTTTACAATGGAATTAGCGTCTACAACTTTTCCATCGACAATTTCTACGGCATACGGCTGACCAAGGAAATTGTACGAGTAATTAAGCGCTGGCACCCCGTCTTCCGCAGGCTTAGTGTATACCATTCTGCCAGCGATATCTTTGGATTGATTTGTCTTTGGGTCAATCCCCATAGCCCAGCTAGTTAACTTTCCCAGAGCCTTTGGAAGTACTGACAGAGGGTTCAATATGCCCAAGGCAACATCGTCTAATCCCAGTTCTGGGGCTGTACCTTTGGCTTTATATCCTTTTACCGTACCGTCTTCATTTAAGGTTGCATTGGTACTCTCACTATTGGCGCTCCCCGTGTATACAGAATTACCCTTCTCATCCGAACCCCAACCGCCATCCGCATTTCTACTGACCGCTTTACCTTTGTTTTCGCCGGAATCGTAGGTAAGTGTTCCCCCAACGTAGGAAGCTCCGTCATTCTTAGTAAATGTATTTGCAACACTTTCTTTGAAACTGTTACCGTCTCCAACATTATCTGACCACCAACCCATTAGATTGCATCCTTTTCTTCTTGGCATCTACGGATACGATCACGCAGATAAATATAATTTTTCACAGCTTCGTCGATTGCCGTAGATGCGGCATCTAGACTTTCTAATTCGTCTGCTAGTTGGTTATTAAACCGCTCATCGTACTGCTTTATACTTGGACAGTAGATTTCGAGCTTGGTTCTATAGACCGTTTGAGCGCAGCCTGTCAGTAATAGACTTACGATCAGTAAGAGTGTCAGTTTCATGCTCTGCCATTTTTTTGTAGAAATCAGTGGACTTCTTTTGTGACTGAAGATCGTCCTCCAGCACTTTGGTCTTCTCTACAGCCCTGCCTTTGATCTTCCCCATCACGTAAATAATAGGTAAAGCCAGAGCTAAAGTAGCTATTATGTACATTTTGATTTTGCCAAAGATAAACACTAGTGGATGCCTTCTTTGTTGTCCTTCCAGCGCGCGTATGCTGCTAGGCCAATACCTGCGATTGCGACCACCAAGAAGATGGTTTTCATGCTCTCTGCGTAAGGGATCAGCATCTTCAATTGCGGGGTTAATTCGCCCAGCATAGTAGCAGTACCTGCCAAGCCTACTCCCGCCATAGTCTTAGATTTAGCCAGTGACTTAGGAGCGTCTGCAGTGACCTTCTGTGGCATCTCAGGGCCGTGAGCATCACTAGGCAAGGCAGCATCCATTGAGAAGATTGCCGCCTCTGCAGCACGGCGTCTGGTGAGTCCTGCTAGTGGTTGCAACACTCCCTTAACTCGCGCCTTATTCCATTTCATCATTTCAGATGGAACGTCCTCGTACTGGCCCTTGTTAATCTTCGTCAGCATAGTAGAGGCGGCTAGGTTGCCTTCGCCTAAATTATACGTCCACGATACCAGCGCATCAAACTGACCTTGGCTGAGAGGCACGTTTACTTTGCGTTTTACTGCATCCTCAAACTTCTTCACATCTACTCGCAGACGATCCTCACAATCCTGAGTTGTCCACTTAGTACCGCTTTTTACTCCGTAAGTTGAGCCAAATCCGCACGTCCAAACACCCGCCGGACAGCGGTATGCGGATACCATTCCATCAGGTTGTACTCTGTGTAGACCTTCAAATTTCTTAATAAGGTCAATGCCGGATTGTGATACTGTAGTTGGGTGCATGTGTTACCTACTGAGTTTGTGCAAACGTGCGAGGTGAAATAAAACCATCGCCAGAAGGACCAAGGCTGGCCTGATAATAAGAAGTTCCCGGCTGACCGGGTACTGGGCCATAGTTTGAAGGCGATGGTAGATTGCCCATTTGAGCATTGCTTCCTTGTATCATCGGGAGATCAGACAACCTCTGCATTGCGTTATTGAGGTTAACATTCCCCATTCCGATAGTCTGTCCAGCCGCATTAAAAGTGTTGATGATCATATTGCCGCTTGCATCGATAGAACGCTGGATTGTATATCCTTCCCCATCAAGTCCGTTTTGGATTAACTGACCGTTTTCATCAAAAGCACTGCCTAGAGCGTAAAACTCTTGCCGCTGTTCAAAACTTAAATCAGTCTGGGTAGAGGCCATTTGAGCCATGTCAGCAACTGCTCTGACTTTAGTGCCATCTAATTGACCACTACCAGAGGCTAATTGGTTCTGTACTGATCGAATAGCGTTAACATTATTTTTGTAAGTAGCCTGTTGGTTGAAGTTGTTGACAGCCTGTTGGTTTGCGTAATTAAATTGTGAAGCAGGCGCACTGTTCTGTGCAGAAAAATTCTGGTTGAAGCCAGTTTGTAACTGGTTCTGAATTTGACCTTGTGCGTTGGAGTTGGCTAGTTGCATATCAGCACGGGTTTTTTGGGCCAGTGTTTGATCATCAGAATAACGATCAATATACGTGTCAAATTGCGTCTTCGCCGTATCAATTCCTGACTGAATATTACCTTGGTTTTCGAGGCTTTGGGTTGCGTAAGTATCTGCTGCAGTACCCATGCTGCTTAACGTTGTTCCAATGCCTGTCTGGCCCTCTAGAACTAACTGGTTGGCTTTATTTTGTTCATCGTTATTAGCACCCATCTCCAACAATGTGGCGTCAAAGTTATTTTTTCTATCTCGTTTGTTAGCGTCTAGCGCAAGGCCACGATTGATCTGTGCATCTGAAAAGCCGGTTGCCTGATCTGCAAAGCCGGTTGCCTGATCTACAAAGCCTTTATCGACTGCGGATTGGACGTTGCCGACATTGGTATCAACGGCATCGAACCGGCCACCTACAGTGTCAAAGCCATCTGAGATGTCCGTTCCCATCTGAGTTCTTGCGGCTTCAGCCAGAGCCTCACGACCTTCCGCTGCCTGATTTAAACCCAATTGTGCCTGCATATTTAATCTTTGCAGTCTGTTACGCTCCCTGTTGCCCTCTGTAAATTTATCACCTAGATAAGCATTTAGGTCAGTGAAGCCTTGTCTAGTGTCAGCAAATCCGGTATTTTGGGTTGATTGTACACCACCAATCCCGCCCATTATGCCTGTGTACTGAGTATCACCTAGCCCTGTATTAGTGATGTAAGTATTTCCCATCAGACCATCGTCGACGGTGTCTATTTCAGCCGCCTTATTCCATGTCAGCATTTCAGATGGAACGTCCATATTAAATTTCCTTTCTAAGGAGCTTTCGGGGGCATATATACGCCGCCAATGAGCAAAGTATTTTGAGGAGAAACGCCATACTGGTTTTAATTCTCCTAGAAAATTTGGCAGGAGATATAAAGAAGTATGTGCATTTATTATAGCACACAATTAAGTGGCTTTGCAAGTGCTTAATTATACTATTGCGTAGAAGAGGTAGTCACCATCAGTAAAAGCACCTGAGATTTGAAAGCCTGACGATAGTGGGTCAATGTAGTCCGTGTTAGTAACTTGTGCAGCAGTTGTGTTAAGCAGAAGGTACGGATCGTTGCCA